ATCATCTTCCATAATCTCCCCCTTGGGGGGCATAGCCCCCCGCATTAGCGCAACTCCTTAAGTAGTTTGCCGAACGATGCATCTGCTAGATCGCTGACATTCTCTACATTCTGAGCGATCTTGAAACATTGCTCAACATCGGTGTTGCCGATACCGATGGCTATTATTTTAATACCTAGCTTGTCGGCAATACTTTGGACGTGAATCATATGAGACCTAGTATATGAGTCAGCATCGGTCAGAAAGAACAGGATCTTACGTTGCTCTTCCCGCTTGCTCAAGTCTTCCAAGGTCATGGTCAAGGCAGAGTAGTCGGGTGTTGAGTTATTGGCGCAGTAGCGAATAGCACCAAGCTTGGCAGATGCCTTGGTCAACGACTCAGCCCATCCCTTGAAAGGGATAAACTCGGTGTACTCAATGAGTGAGTCGATAGTCTTGTTACTAGCACCAGTAGGATTCTGACGTAAGCCACCCTGACCGCCTTGAAAGCCAACTACATTGAATGATGCGTTTGCCTTGTCAAGCATCTTGCTTAACTGGATCGCAACTGACTGAGCGGTTTGAATTCTGCGCCCATTGCTCATCGATCCCGAGCAGTCAATCAGTACTGTGACCGCAGAGGCTTGCGCCTCAACGTGATGACGTTTAGAGAAGATCGCAGTACCGCCTGTTGCGTAGCGTGTAAACGCTTTGCGATCTAACCGCCCTGTCTCCTCATGCGTATTCCAACCGACAAGATCAAGACTACGCAAGATGCGTTGGATCGTAGCCTTGGTTGCGCCTAAGCCACTAGGCTCAGAGTTAAATTCGACAGAGTAATTCATCTGTGCGTTAACTTTATTGATTTGCATATATCTCCTTAGACCCACTCGAAAGTGGCATATGTTGGTTTAGCTGAACTGGGACGATGATCTAAACGCTTGCTGAGATTAGTCTTCTGATCGTTTAATTCACCCTCGATAAACTCATTAGGCTCGACATTACGTCCACCCGCAAAGTCCTTACCGCCCCCATTCTTTTTGCCCTCTTCAGCGGGTTTGTTTTCATCGGTAGGCTCACCCCCATCGGATGGCTGATCGCCTCCCTCAGAGCCTTTCTCGTCACCCTGACCGCCCTTGTCACCGCCCTGATCGTCACCCTCGGTAGGCTTGTCGGTAGGCTCATTACCCTGACCATCCTCGCCATCTTCAGTAGGCTTGTCACCCTTGATAGGATAGCCACCACGCTCCTCGCCCTCTTCACCCTCGCCCTCATCCTCACCCTCGGTAGGCTCAGGCTCGAAGTCATTAAGACGTTTGAACAATTCGATTGCGATCTCTGCAATACGATGAGTGTTCGATGCTAACTGCGCCTCAGCTAAAGCCCAACGTAAATCAGCAGACCAAGGGGCATCATCAACAATGCTCGGCACGTCAACCTGATAGCCGTTTAAACGTCTTCCCTCCACAGCAAGGAGGAATGGGACATTCTTTAGATCGTCAGCCTCAACGTAACCATTCTTTTTGAGGATCGAGTTAAGCAACTCTTCAAACAATGCCTTTGAATTCGGGGCATAGCCTGATTCGATTACCTTGCGCTCGATGCGGGGATCTTCAAGACCATTGATCAAGTTACCAACGAATTGACCATGCTCATTGCGGGCTTTATCCCAAGGCTCATTAGCGGTAAACCATGCATGACCTAATTCGTGGATTGCATAGCCGATCAAGTTATTAAAGGTGGAGCGTTTCATCTCCGCACCCTCATCGATGGCGGGGAAAATGATCTTGGCATCCACGCCAACACTACCACGTTTAAACATGATGCCCGCAGTAGATCCAGTCCACAGTACTTGTAGCTTGGAGAATGCATTGCCTGTCGAATTGAAGACACGCTCGACAGTAGACTCGACACCACGTTTAGCATTGATTGCTAACATAAAGCCTCCTTACTTAGTTAGGAATGATTTGAGATTGTTTACATCGATGGTGGCAGAGAAGACACCACGCAACTCAGCCTCGCAGTCACTAGGGAACTTATTGATGATTGCATTCTCGAATGCGATACCAACAGGCACACCCTTGGTGATTGCTCTAGCCCAAGCGAACAACTGACGTAGGCTTGGTGGTTGAGTCAGCACACCCGCCTTAGCTTTCTCACGTGCAACTGTGGCGAACTTGACCAACACCTCGGAGGCATCTACTGGCAAGCCAGTACGCTTGGACACAAGCGAGACCTCATCGGCAAAGGGCAAGTACTCAAAGCGCAACGTGTAACCAAAGCGATCAATGAATGCGGTGTTTTGATCACGCACACCCGCAAAATTACCTGACTGATCGCCAAAGCCATTTGAGTTATCAGCGCAGAAAAAGGCAACGTGCGAGGCAACTGCAATGCGCTCACCAGTTTCAGCGATAACAATCGAGCGGTGTGGGCTACGCTCACAGAGCGAGTGCAGTACTGCAATTGACTGCGCCCTTGCAAAGCCAACCTCATCGAGGATGATCAGCGCACCAGTATGTTGGATAGCTTGAGTGATGACACCCGCTTTCCACACCACGTTGCCGTCCTTGATGGTGTTGCCACCGATGAACTCGGCACGCTCCATTGCCTCATCGAAGTTAACTCGAAACAACCTACGTCCGAGGCGGTTAGCAAGCTGAGTGACGAACTCGGTCTTGCCTGTACCACGCTCACCCGCAAGCCATACGTTGTCAGGGAGTTGATCGTCCAAAGCAACCAAGGCTTGATGCAAATGCTTAGGATCGAAGACGTAGTCATCGACACGTGCGGGAGCGGATGGGTCACCCCACACCTCAACTTCAAGATTGGCAAAGTCGATGGTCTCGCCACCATATTCGTAGCTGAGTGCGCCATCGAATATATTCTTGACCTTGACACGCTTGACATTCGGTACTGACTGAGCCACCTGAGCCAACACTTCCTTGGTGGCGGTCTTTTTGAATGAGGCGAATAGCTTGGACACCTCGGTGCGAATGGTGTCTTCAATCACCTTGGCATCAGGCTTTTCTACTGCATCGATCTTGACGTTTAAACGATCTGTCAAGGTCTTGAAGTCCTTGGCGATCTGTGTTGACTGTTGCAACGCAGAATCAAGGGATCTGTCAGCAGTCGTGCGGAGGGTCTCGACTTGGGCTAAGGCTTGATCCACCTTGGCTTGGGCATCGTAGACCGCCTTGCGTACATCGTCAGGCACACCCGCTTGGGAGATAGCCGATGGCTTGGTGGCACGCACCTGATCGATGGTGAGAATGGCGGGGGTTTGCGAATTAGTCTGAGTGATCAAGGCGGTAATCGCCTTGTCATCAACGATTGGATCACCAGTAAACGCTACTGGCGGGGAAAGTTTAGAGCCATGCTGATCAAGCACCGCCTGTACCACAGTACGTGGGAGCAGAGAGATAGTTTTTGGAATATTCAAGGTAAGCCTCCGAGAAAAAATTATTTAGAAGATAAAGTCAACTGCACTTTGCAAAATGGGCAGTCAGGGGTAGTGGTCTCACCCTTACTGTTGATTGCCCACTTATTACTGAGCCGTATGGTATAGCCACACTCACCACCAGTAAGACTGCCATTGTCCTCATGGCACGTTGCCTTGATCATGCGTGTGCCTTGCACCTTATAGCTACTAGCTACATTCAGCTTGGCATGAGGGTAGATCCCAAGCGACTCAAGGATCGGGGCAAAGTTACTGCGGAACTGAGCGCCTACCTTGGTTTGAGTCAGACTGCCCTCTAGCCACACCTTGCGGGCGCAATGTTTAAACTCTGTGCCATGCGATGAGCCAGTTACCGCATGGGTCAACTCATGTACCAGTACACCAAGAACCTCGACAGAATCATCGAGTACAGGGGAGATGAAGATCTGATGAGTCGCATCTTCAGATGCATCAGGTGAAAAATGCTCACCGACATTGCGGTACAGGGATCTAGCCCGCTTGGATGGGAAACCGCAAGAGACCCTGACGTGATCAGGAATAGGGAAACCATTAGCGTGGAAAATGCCACGCACCGAAGTTACTGCATTGTTGAGCCATTGCTCACGTAAAGCTTGGGTCATAGAACCTCCTTGTGTTTTTGTTTGCGAGAATACTTGCGGGCAGTATGACTACCCGCTCCACTACGTTTTGCGTGTTTAGCTACGAAATTGCGAGGCATATGCCCTCCTGATAAGTTAGATGCAAGGCGCATCCCTATGCCCACTAGGGCATGAGGATAGGTCTTACTCACCCATCAGGATAATTTTTAATTCCTTGATGGATTTGCCAGTAATGGCAGAAAGTTGAGATAAAAGTAAATTGGGGTGACTATCGTAATAGTCATTAATTTGCTCATTAGTCCAAAACATAAAGCCTCCGATTAGAGTGAGAAAAAGAAGTTAGCGGGAATAGCTCCCACCTTGGTAGTGGTGATGCTGATTAGGCGATCTTCAAGACCACCAATAAAGCGATGGTCAATTGATAGTCCAGTAATGTCAGACACAAAAGCCATTTTGTCGGTAAGCCTTGCGTATTCAAGAGCATTGTCAAGGGTTACATACTGCTTAACGTATTCACCATATGTCATAAAGCCTCCTAAGTAGATGCGAGATTGCATCCTCTTAGACTCAGGTCAAGCCCCTATAGGTAGGTGGGTGCTTAGTGCGAGTCCAATGAGATGGAATATCTAAAACCCTCATTCCTGAGACTCGGATCCCTGTTTAGGGGGTACACAAGAGCCATTCGCCACCTAGACTGCACACCATCTAGTACATATGGGCTAAGAAATATCTTTGGGTAATTGGGTGGATTAGCCACCGCACTTCCTATCAACTCAATACGACATCACAGTATACACACAATCAATTGCAACGTGTAAACACTTTGATTAAATTACTTGAGTAATTCGTTGGGTTATTGCCACAAATCAACGCTATATATAGGGATGAATTCAGCCTGTTTTTAGGTCTTATAGATGACCGACACGCAAGCCTTATAGAATAAGGACGAGGCTCGCTATGGCATTTTCACGTGTGTACTAATGCACTTGCCTCATGTAGACACAAAACGTCTCTAAGAGCGTTTAAATCGGTTTGAGCGGTATGTATGGGCATACAGTAGTTGCCTAATATTTAAGCAATCGGGGGATCGAGAGTCGAAGACGATCAGGCAAATCTATGGTAGGTAGTAAAGGCTCACGCTATGAGCTAGTTAACTTGCATAGGTGACATAGAAGTGAACAAATCAGAAACAGGATTGACAAGCTAGAGCGACAGGCTCATTATGTGAGCTAGTGACCAACACGTTTAAACCTATAGGGGAATGCAATGAGTAAAGCTGAATTACTGGCAGATGTGATTAAAGAGAATGTGAACACGCAACCTGAGAATGATGTAGACATTCCAAAGCGGGGGAAAGATAGCGAAGCGAGGCGGTCATATATAGAATCAGTAGAGGTGAAGACTAAGAGTAATGGACTGCCATATGGATTACACACAGAAGAGACTGATGAACCAAGCGGTAGGGATAAGAGATTAACTAAACGTCAGTTGAACTTTGCAAGCAATGTCATAGATGGCATGACACCTATAACGGCTTACATGGGAGCATTCAAGTGTGACCACCTGACAAGCGCAACGATTCAGCAGAGAGTGAACGACTTACTCGCAGATGCGAATATCACTTTACTACTACAACCTCTCACTCAAGCCAAGAAAGAGATGATCATTAACGATGATCGCATGGCACGCAGATACGTAATGAACGAATGGTTCAAGCATAGCGAGGACATCGCAGTCCCAATCAACGTACGTCTGAGAGCGCTAGAGTTGATGGCTAAGGCATCAGGTGTGTTCGAGACTAGAGCAGAGCAAGTCACCGAGGCTATCGACATCGACACGCTCAAGCAAGAATTAGATAAGTCTATTGCGCTAATCGGAAAGTGAATAACCCTGCGGATCTGTCATATAAGGCTCTGCGGGCGACCCCACCCACTCCCACCCCCGTCAATTCGCCACGTCTTGCGTGCTTTACCTTACACTCGAATCCACACAAACAATCCCATCCAATACGAACCCCCCCTTATGTTTCACGTGAAACACCCCCCACCCCCCTATATATATTTTTTTAGCAATGTGGTAACATACCACGAACGTTTAAACAGGAGCAAGAAGTGAAGAATGATGCATTGATTGAGAAGTTAAAAAGCCTCGTGCTTTCTATGATGGCTCTACAAGCCGAGCTAAGGGGTCAAGAAAGGGCGGAAATGACTAGTGCTATAGCAAGTGTCAGAAAAGCCTTGGAGCTGCTCAAATGAGTATTGCGGAGGATTACCCTGAACTCCTTACCCTCGATGGTTTTGATGAAGCCATTCTTGGAGTCGTGGAGCGTTGTGACCTGCTAGTGGTTTGTTATGACCGCAATAAGATCCTTGAGATCCTGATGCGGGATATGAACCTAGATGAAGCTATGGAGTACTTCGAGTTCAATATCCTTGGAGCTTATATGGGAGAGCACACCCCTGTGTATTTGGACTATATGCCCCTATGAAGACGGTTAACGAGATTATGGCTTTTATACAAAGCCTTACCCATGCGGAAAGAGAAAGACTACTCCGCCTTATCAAATCCCTGTACGGGCATAAGGAAGAGCAAAATGACTGACCACGAGATGCTAGAAGAGTTAAAGAATTGGGATGAAGAGTCTTGGAAGATGTTTAAACAACGGAACTACGAGACTATCCCCTTATCCTTTCAAGTAGAAAGTCCGAAGGACTGTATGGAGCAAAGCGACCATGACTGAGCGCCAAATGGAGGTTCTGCACTTCATAGAAGACTTTATTAAGTACCGAGGGTTTTCCCCTAGTTATGCTGATATAGCCACTGGTCTTAAATTGAAGAGTAAGTCTAATATCCACCGCATCATTCATGACCTCAAGGACAGAGGACTCTTAAAGGTTCAACCCAATAAGATCCGTAGTCTTGTCCCGATTGACAAAACCGTTGAGAAGATGACCTCGCTTTGAGTCTACTAAGCACTGCGGAGTTACAGCGTTACAGGGGTTTACTAGACACCCTGCCCAAGGACTCTCCTGAGATCCCGAAGATCAAGGTCATTTTGCAAGAAGACCAAAAGGAGCGCTGCAAAGAGCATTTCCTTTCCTTCGTCAATAGTATGTGGGCTGCGTTTATACCAGGCAAGCACCACAAAGATATGGCAGATGCCTTTGAGAGAGTTGCCAATGGGACTTTAAAGCGTCTTATTATCAATATGCCACCAAGACACACTAAGTCGGAGTTTGCTTCCTATCTGTTCCCCGCTTGGTTCCTAGGTAAATACCCGCAGAAGAAGATCATTCAGACCGCCCACACCGCAGAACTGGCAGTAGGTTTCGGAAGGAAAGTGCGAAACCTTGTCAATACGCAGGAATATCAAGACATCTTCCCTACCAAGCTATCTTCGGATTCCAAAGCAGCGGGGCGCTGGAATACAGACAAGGGTGGTGATTACTTTGCGATTGGTGTAGGCGGAGCGGTTACTGGTAAGGGTGCGGATGTCTTAATTATCGATGATCCTCATTCCGAGCAAGAAGCCATGCAAGGCAACCCAGAGGTCTACGATAGGGTTTTTGAGTGGTATGGTTCTGGTCCTCGTCAGCGTCTGCAACCAGGCGGGGCTATTGTGATTGTGATGACCCGTTGGTCTAAACGAGACCTTACTGGGCAGATCATTGCCAACTCCATTAAGCGGGAAGGTGATGAATGGGAAGTGATTGAGTTCCCTGCGCTGATGCCTTCAGGAAACCCGCTCTGGCCCCAATTCTGGAAAAAAGAAGAACTAGAAGCAATCAAGGCAGAAATCCCTGTTTCTAAGTGGGAAGCCCAGTATCAGCAGAATCCGACCTCAGAAGAGGGCGCAATCATCAAACGGGAAATGTGGAAGATCTGGGAAGATGACGAGCCTCCATATTGTGATTACATCATTCAGTCATGGGATACCGCCTTTGAGAAGAATAACCGTGCCGACTACTCCGCCTGTACCACGTGGGGAATATTCCATAAAACCGATTCAGAAGGGCGGGAAGTGGCTCATATTATCCTGCTTGATGCGTTTAAAGAGCGTATGGAGTTCCCTGAGTTAAAAGCCAAAGCATTCGAGCTTTACAAAGAATATGAACCTCACACTTTAATTATTGAGAAAAAAGCTGCGGGTGCGCCATTAATTTATGAAATGAGGCGGATGGGAATCCCGCTTCAGGAATATACACCAGGCAAAGGAAGTGATAAGATAGCCCGTGTAAACGCCATCTCAGACTTATTTGCATCAGGGTTTGTATGGTGTCCCAATACCAGATGGGCGGAGGAAGTAATGGAAGAGTGTGCTTCTTTTCCTAACGGAGACCATGACGACTTGGTGGACTCAACGTCCCAAGCCCTCTTAAGGTTCCGCCAAGGCGGGTTTATCCGTATTAACTCGGATGAGCCTGATTATGATTTGCCAAAACGAAAAGTTGCGTATTACTAAGGATAGATTATGTCAATTGAAAAAAGTCTTTATCAAGCCCCTTTAGGGATAGACTCATTAACAGAAGAGCCAGCAATTGAAATTGAGATTGAAGACCCAGAGTCCGTAAAAATTGGGATAGGCGATTTAGAAATTGAGTTAGGCAAAGAAGACTCAGATGACGAAGACTTTGATGACAACTTAGCCGAGTACATGAGCCAAGGCGAATTAACCGAAATTGCGGGAGATTTGCTAGGAGACTTTGAAGAAGACATCAGCGCCCGTAAGGACTGGATTCAGACCTATGTAGACGGATTAGAACTATTGGGTATGAAGATTGAAGAGCGTACTGACCCTTGGGAAGGTGCCTGTGGTGTCTACCACCCCCTCCTGTCTGAAGCTTTAGTCAAGTTCCAAGCTGAAACCATTATGGAATCATTCCCTGCGGCAGGACCTGTTAAAACACAGATCATTGGCAAAGAGACCGTAGAAAAGAAAGAAGCCGCCACTCGTGTCCAAGATGACATGAACTATGAATTAACAGATGTGATGCAGGAATTCCGACCTGAACATGAAAGAATGATCTGGGGCTTAGGTCTTTCGGGTAACGCATTTAAAAAGGTTTACTTTGACCCTGCCCTAAACCGTCAGGTATCGATGTTTGTGCCAGCGGAAGACATCGTAGTTCCTTACGGTGCTTCAAGTCTAGAGCAAGCCCCTCGTGTCACTCACGTCATGCGTAAAACCCAAAATGAACTCAAGCGTTTGCAGTATGAGGGTTTCTACCGAGACGTAGATCTAGATGAGCCTACTGGCGCTTTAGATGAAGTAGAAAAGAAAATTGCGGAGAAGATGGGCTTTAGAGCCACTTCAGACGACAGGTTTAAACTGCTTGAGATCCACGTTAACCTAGATCTACCAGGTTACGAGGACGTAGATGAAGACGGAGAACCAACAGGAATAGCGCTTCCATACGTAGTAACGATGGAAAAAGGCACCCAAGAGATCCTGTCTATTAGACGTAACTGGAGACCAGAAGATGAAACCAAACAAAAACGGCAACACTTCGTTCATTACGGCTACGTGCCTGGTTTTGGCTTTTATTGCTTTGGTCTCATCCATTTGGTTGGAGCCTTTGCAAAGTCTGGAACGTCTCTTATTCGTCAGCTCGTTGACGCAGGAACCCTTAGCAACTTGCCAGGCGGCTTTAAGACCCGTGGATTGCGTGTCAAAGGTGACGACACCCCGATAGCGCCAGGTGAATTCCGTGATGTGGACGTGCCTAGCGGAGCCATTAAAGATAACTTAATGACCCTGCCATACAAGGAGCCTAGTCAGGTTCTGTATCAGTTGCTTGGCACTATCGTAGAAGAAGGTCGTAGATTTGCTTCCGCAGCAGACATGAAAGTTTCCGACATGAGCGCTAATGCTCCTGTTGGAACCACTCTAGCTATTCTGGAACGTACCTTAAAGGTGATGAGTGCGGTACAAGCCCGCATCCACTACTCAATGAAGCAGGAATTACGTCTGTTAAAAGACATTATTCGGGACTACACCCCAGAAGAATATGATTATGAGCCTGTAGATGGTCGTCCAAGAGCTAAAAAATCAGATTATTCACTTGTTACAGTTATTCCTGTGTCTGATCCTAACGCTGCAACGATGGCGCAGAAGATTGTTCAGTACCAAGCCGTGCTTCAATTGGCTCAAGGTGCCCCACAAATCTACAATATGCCCCAGTTGCACCGCCAAATGCTCGATGTGTTGGGAATTCGCAACGCTCAGAAGCTCATTCCATTGGAAGAAGACAAGAAACCAAAGGATCCAATTACCGAAAACATGGATGTATTAAGTCAAAAGCCATTAAAAGCGTTTATGTATCAAGATCAGGACGCTCATATTGCAGCGCACACTAACTTCTTGCAAGATCCAACCACTGCGGCAGTGATTGGGCAGAATCCATTAGCTCAACAGATGACTGCGGCACTCCAAGCGCACATTGCAGAGCACTTTGGGTTCAAGTACCGCCAGATGATCGAGCAACAACTAGGCGCTCCACTGCCTTATATGAAGGACGAAGACCAAGATGCCCTCCCAGAGGACTACGAAATCCAAATTTCACGTCTGGTGGCACAAGCTTCTTCTCAATTGTTGCAACAAAATCAAGCCGCAGCTGCTCAACAGCAAGCTCAACAACAGGCAGAAGACCCTATTGTCCAAATGCAGATGCAAGAACTGCAAATTAAGGCGCAGGAGCAGCAACGTAAAGCTCAAAAAGACCAAGTGGATGCTCAATTAAGGGTGGAGCAGTTAGCTATCGAGCGCCAACGGGTAGAAGGTCAGTTAGAAATTGATGGTACCCGCCTTGGAGTCAATATTGAGAAGGATAGGACTGCTTTAGACCGTAAATCTGAGTTTGATGGCACAAAACTAGGCGTAGATATGGCTCATAAACGGCAACAGATAGATGCTCAGAAGGGTCAAATAGCCGCACAGCTCATAGCCGCTGAAATGAACGCAAGAAACAACTCTAACAAGGGGAATGACAAAAAATGACCGAATTAGAACTGTTGGTTAAGCAATTTGACGACAAGATTAACCAACTTAAAGATGCAGTAGTCCTTGGAAATTACGAAAACTTCGAGGATTACAAAAAATCGTGTGGTGAGATTCGAGGTCTGCTCATTGCTCGTGGATACGTATTAGACCTCAAAGACAGAATGGAGAACTCGGATGAGTAATCAAATCGACTTAGGAAAAGCAGTAGATCTTACGAATCTGCTTGATAAGTCAGACGAAGAAAAGGCAACACAGCTTCCTAAACCCTCTGGTTATCGCATTTTATGCGCTATCCCAGAGCAGGAAAAAGAGTTTGAAAGCGGTATCGCAAAGGCAGACGAAACAATGCGAGTCGAAGAAACTCTAACCACTGTGCTGTTTGTAGTTAGTTTAGGACCAGATTGCTATGCAGATAAAAACCGCTTTCCGAGCGGTGCTTGGTGTAAACAGGGCGACTTTGTCCTTGTCAAACCTTATGCTGGTAGCCGTTTAGTCATTCATGGACGTGAATTCCGCATGATCAACGATGATTCTGTGGAAGGCGTAGTAGATGACCCCCGTGGTATTAAACGCAAGTAAACGAAAATAAGGAGTATACGAATGGAAAACTACAAGTTTCCCGATGAAGAAGAAGTAAAGTCAGTAGACACTGACAACGAAGACGATTTTGAAGTTGAAGTTGAAGACGACACCCCACCAGAAGATCGCAACAAGACCCCTTCTGAGCCAGAGTTTGTAGAATCTTTGGAGCGGGATGAGCTGGATGAGTATTCTGCGGAAGCAAAGAAGAAAATTGCAGGGTTTCGCAAGATTTATCATGACGAGCGCAGATTAAAAGATGCTGCAGAGCGAGAGCGTCAGGAAGCAATTGAAGTTGCCAAGAAGCTTTATGAAGAAAATAAGGCTTTAAAAGGCAAGGTTAACTCCAGCGAGGCAGTAGCTGTGGACTCCTTTAAAACGAGTGCAGAGCAAGAGCTGGCTATGGCTAAGAAAGAATACCGAGATGCTTATGAGTCTGGGGATGGCGATAAATTAGTCGAAGCTCAGGAGAGAATGACCACCGCTAAGATTAAGTTGGATAGAGTCTTTGACGCTACCCAAAACTTAAATCAAAGAAGGGCTTTACAAGAGCGTGAAAATGATGTACAAATACAACAACAGCCAGTGCAACAGCCAATGCGGGATACGAAAGCCCAAGGTTGGCAAGAGAAAAACTCTTGGTTTGGTCAAGATGACGAGATGACCAGTTTAGCCTTGGGATTGCATGAAAAGCTTGTTAAGCAAAATGGTATGGCTTATGCCACTACCGATGAGTATTACAAGCGTATAGACGAAACTATGCGTAAGAGATTCCCTGAGAATTTCGAGGACGTAGAAGACGAAAAACCTCAGAGCAAGGCAAAGCCTAGCACTGTTGTAGCCTCCGCTAGTCGCAGCACATCTTCCAAGAAGGTGCGCCTGACAACTTCCCAGCAAGCAATTGCCAAGAAGTTAGGACTAACCAATGAGCAATACGCCCGTGAACTAATAAAGGAAATCTAAAATGACTACGAAAAGAATTGACCGTGAAGTAGAAACCCGTGATAAAAGCGAGCGCCTTCAGCAGTGGGCACCAGCCGAATTACTTCCAGAGCCTGTAAAGATTCCTGGATATAAATACCACTGGGTACGTATTTCAACATTGGGAGCAGCAGATCCACGTAACCTGTCAGCGAAACTGAGAGAAAAATGGGAACCTGTACCGATGGAAGAACAACCAGAAATGCAACTGTTAATTGATCCCAATAGTCGCTTTAAGGACAATATTGAGATTGGTGGGTTATTGCTTTGCAAGACTCCAGAAGAGTTCGTTGAACAGCGTAATAATTTTTATGCTAAACAAACCGATGCTCAGGCGGAAGCTGTAGACAATAATTTGATGCGTCAAAGTGATGCAAGGATGCCACTCTTCTCAGAGCGTAAGTCCTCAAGTTCCTTTGGCAAGTAATTAATTTTAATTTAGGAGTTCTAAATGGCTTATCCTACCGTTTCAGGTCCTTACGGATTTCAGCCGATCAATTTGATCGGTGGTCAGGTATTTGCTGGTCAAACTCGCTTAATCCCCATTGCTTCTGGCTCTGGCACATCAATTTTCTTTGGTGATGTCGTGCGTTTAAACACTGGTGGCACATTAAGCAAAGTTTCAACCACAGCTACCGCAACCGATGCCGTTGGTATTTTCTTGGGTTGTCAGTTTACAAACCCAACTACCAAGCAATTGTTGCAACAACAGTACTACCCAGCTTCAACAGTGGCTTCTGACATCAATGCTTTTGTATTGGATGACCCAGATGCATTGTTCAAAGTAGCGGTTACTGCTGCTGGCACATCAACAATTTCTGGTGTAACACAAGCAGCTATTGGTCAAAATTCAGCTTTAATCTTGACCGCTGGTAGCACAACATCTGGTGACTCAAATGCATCTATTTCAGCAACTACTGGTACAGGTACCGCATTACCAATGCGTATCGTAGCTGGTATTCCAGAAACAGTTAATGCATCGGGTTCTTTTACTGAGGTTATTGTTAAGTTTAACTTCGGTGTCCACACCTACTACAGCAACGCAGCTGTAGCAACAGCAGCTTAAGGAGCTAAATAATGGCTATTTCACGTGCACAACTACTGAAAGAGTTGCTCCCTGGACTGAACGCATTGTTCGGACTTGAGTACGCTCGCTATGGTGAACAACACAAAGAGATCTACGATACAGAGACCTCTGAGCGTTCGTTCGAAGAAGAAACCAAGCTGTCTGGCTTCTCCGCAGCACCTGTCAAAAACGAAGGCTCTGCTATTCGTTACGACAATGCTCAAGAGGCATTTACAGCTCGTTACAACCACGAAACTATTGCCCTTGGCTTTAGCTTGACTGAAGAAGCAATCGAAGACAACCTCTACGATTCTTTGTCAGCTCGCTATACAAAGGCTTTGGCTCGTGCTATGGCTTATACCAAACAGGTTAAAGCTGCTGCTGTTTTAAACAACGGATTCACTAACTCTGCCGCTTATTACGGTGGTGATGGCGTACCTTTGTTCAGCACTGCTCACCCATTGGTATCTGGCGGTACAAACAGCAACACGCAGTCCACAATGGCTGATTTGAACGAAACTTCCTTGGAAGCTGCCGTTATTCAAATCGCTGCTTGGACAGACGAGCGTGGTCTTTTGATCGCTGCAAAACCTAAGAAGTTGATTGTTCCACCAGCATTGCAGTTCGTTGCAACTCGTTTGCTCGAAACTCAATTGCGTGTTGGTACAACCGACAACGACATCAACGCTATCGTAAACAACGGTTCAGTTTCAGAAGGTTACACAGTTAACAACTTCTTGACCGATCCAAATGGTTACTTCCTGACAACTGATGTTCCAAATGGTATGAAGCACTTTGTTCGTACACCTTTGAGCAACAGCATGGATGGTGATTTTGACACTGGTAACGTTCGTTACAAGTCTCGTGAGCGTTACAGCTTCGGCTGGTCTGATCCACTAGGAATGTGGGGAAGCCAAGGCGCTTAAGTAATACCCCGCTAATGGTTTCGACTATTAGTAGCCCCCTTGCTCAAAAGGCTTGGGGGCATTTTCTTTGTTTAAACGCTTGCATATATTTAAAAAAGTAGTAAGATGTAACTATCTGGGTGATACCAGCCTATTAAACTGCCCCAGCAGACGATATACCGATTAATAGGCTTAACTTGTATATAGGAAAACATTATGGGATTCGCTACTCACCTAGGTCCTTGGCTATTAGGTACAAACCGCTACACTTCTGGCACCACTGCAACCACTACTGAAAACATGGGCTGTACTGTTGTTTCTCAGTCTGCTAACGTTGCTTTTGGAACATTAACTGGCAATTTAATTGCTGTTCCTGCTGGTTCACAGATTGTGGACGTTAAAGTAGTTACTACAACCGTATTTGATGCTGCTACAACTTGCGTATTAAATATTGGCGGTACAGCATTTACAACTACTGGCACAATTACCTCTGTTGGTTCTGTAACTTTAGGCGCTAATGCAACCACTCCTGGTGGCTGGTTAAACGTTGGATCTTCTGATGTGTTTATTGCTTACACATTAGCTGGTACTACATTATCTACTGGTGCTGCAACAATTATTGTTACTTACGCTGTCCGTGGTTCTAATGGCGCTCAAAACCCATCAGGCACACAAAATTAATCTTACGGGGGTCTAGTACCCCCATTCAATCTTTAGGAGATTAATTATGATGCAAACGGATATTCAAAGCGGACATCTGGACGTTGTTGGGTTTATTATTCCCAATGGTCGTGCCCGTGTAAAAGGTATCGTTTATCAAGCTAGTGGCGGTGGTGCTGGTGTAATTGATATTTTTGACACTACAGCTGCCCCAATTTCTGCAACTTATGGTCGTTCTGGCGCATTAGTTACAGTTTCTAAATCATCTCACGGTTTAGAAACAGGAGATCGTATTGGTATTGCGTATAGCGCTGCCTCTGGAGCTTCTGCTACTAACGGTAATTTTACAATTACTAAGGTAGATGCCAACTCTTTTACAATTACAGACTTTAATTCTGGAACTGTTACTCCTGGTACTGCTTGTGTTTATGTAAATAGCGGGGCTAAATGGTTAACTAGTTTTGCCACAATAGTCAGCCAAACAACTCCAGTAAATGTACTTTTGCCAGGAGAAGGAATTTTAGCGGCTCTAGGCATATACGTAAATTTTACAAACACAACTTTTGTAACAGTATTCTACGGATAAAAAATGTCAGAAACGACTCAAGCTCAGGGTTCATATGACTTAGCAGGGCGGAAGATTATGTTAGGTCTTCCAACCTACGACTTCAAAGTGACTGCAAAGCTGGCTATTTCGCTGGCTTCTTTTTGTGTTCAAGCACAAAGACACGGTGTAGATATTCAGATTTGCAATATTTCTGGATGCTCCGTAGTGTCTCGTGTACGCAATCTAATTGCTAAAGACTTTTTAGACTCAGACTGCACAGACCTGATGTTTATTGATTCAGACATCAATTTTGAAGCGGAAGACATTTTTCGCCTGATGGCTTGGAATAGCGACCCTAAAAAGGGTATTGTTGCTGGTATTCCAGTAGCCCGTAAAAAAGGCAAGGTCTATATCTCTACATTAGATACTGACGAAGAAGACAATATCTTTATGAACTACATGGGTTTGGTTAAAGCCAAACGTGTAGCCACTGCCTTTATGATGATTCGTAGAGAAGTGTTTGAGAAATTAAAAGATGCGCATCCAGAGTGGATTTACCACGATGAAAAGAAGGTTGGAGATGAAGTAATTGCTTTCTTTGACTTTGCACTCAAAGATGGCGAGTACATCGGAGAAGACTTCTTATTCTGTGATCGTGCCAGAGAACTGGGTTACGAAGTATGGATTGACCCAACAATTAAACTAGGTCATATGGGCATGGAAGAATTTGCTGGAGCTTTTGGCGAAGACTATTTATATCCATTGATGAAGTCTATTGAATCCAAAAAGGATGCTGCATAATGGCTACTAAAAAGAAAAAGGGAGTCTCTCTTGCGATTGGTCGTGGTGAAAAGTTGCCTGTATCTAAGGGTGCTGGGCTTACCGCCAAAGGTCGTGCTAAATATAATGCGGCTACTGGCTCGAATTTAAAAGCTCCACAGCCTGAAGGCGGTGCTCGTAAGAAATCATTCTGTGCCCGTATGTCTGGTATGCCAGGTCCAATGAAGGATGAAAAAGGCAGACCAACCAGAAAGGCTGCCTCTTTAGCGAGGTGGAAATGTTAAATATGATGGAACTCTGGACAGGCGGGTTAACTATATTTGTAGCCCTAATTGGTTATATGATGCATGAAAAGTTCAATGAACTAAAACGCATTGATATTTTGTTAAACAAAACAAGAGAAGAGGTGGCTCGTGATAACGTTACTAAAGCAGAAGTTGAGCGCATTGTTGAACATATGGACGCAAGGTTTAACAAGCTTGAAAGCAAAATTGATGAGCTTATTAGGAAGTAAATAATGCCAAGTGTCTCTAAAAAACAACACAATTTTATGGAAATGATTGCTAATAGCCCCAAAATGGCTAAAAAAGTAGGCGTTCCTCAATCCGTTGGCAAAGACTTTGCTGCTGCCGACAAAGGTAAAACATTTAAAAAGGGCGGGATGATGAAACACGAAGATATTAAAGAAGATATGCCAATGATGAAAAAAGTAGCTGCTAAGGCAGTTAAAGGGCATGAGAAGCGTATGCACAAGATGGCTAAAGGCGGTGTAACCCGTGCTGATGGATGCGTTTCTAAAGGTCACACCAAAGGCAAAATGATTACTATGAAGTCTGGCGGAGCTTGCTAACATGAGAAAGAAACTGCGTAAGTTTTCTGATGGTGGGTACTCAACAGTAGATCCAGAGAATCCAGTTCCTAGTATTGACGATGACACTCGTAGCAAAGCCATGAAGTTTGTGGAAAATGCTAGTGAAGAGTCTCGTAATATTGGCGCACCTGTAACTCGTTCAGCCGCCAAAAGTACTTCTAAAGTTTCTCAAACTGTAGCCCCTGCTAAACCAGCAGTAGACATGGATGCTGAAAGAGCACGCATGGACAGCTTAGTTAAAAAACAAGCTCTTGAGCGTGTTGAGCCAGAAAACTACATTCCTGGCGCTGGATTGCTTAAAGGTATGTTCAAGCAAGTAGTTAATATGGGCGCAAAACGTACAGCTAAAGAAGCTGCTGAAGGCGCAGCTAAAAACGTTACTCGTAGAGCTGAAGAAGGATTTAACCCATCCGAGGCATTAGATGCACTAAAGCCAACCAGAACTGTAAGCGTTAAAGGCAAAGATATTCCTGTTAAACAGGGCAAGCCAAACTTTGGCGGGTCAACCGAAAACATGGGCGTTAAAGAAGTTTTAAATAAATCTGGTAAAAAGATCCCAGTTAAACGATCTGGTATGGCGGATGACGGTGGATCTGGTGCGTTTAAACGTGGTGGTTCTGTATCCTCAGCATCTAGACGTGCTGATGGTTGTGCAATTCGTGGAAAGACAAGGGCTTAATCATGGCTAAAAATGGATATGACCAGACTTACGAAGATGACCGTAAAGAGAATGAAGAGACTCGCAATCTAATCTTGAACCCATTACGTAAAGCTAAAGAATATGTAATGGATAAGGTTAAAGGCATGGATCAACGTAGCCTTGAGCAAGTAGCTAAAGATGCTTTAGGAAAGATGGATCAACGCACTTTGCAACAGGTAACCACCGATAAGATGGATCAGCGCAGTTTGCAAGATGTTTACGAAGGTAAGCCAGCAAGATATAAAGAGCCAGTTAAAAAAGCTAAAGGCGGTACAGTGTCTTCTGCTTCTAAACGTGCAGACGGATGCTGTGTTAAGGGTAAAACCCGTGGAAAAATGGTATGAGACCGAGCAGAGGAATGGGAGCTATCTCCCCCTCTAAAATGCCTAGCGGGAAAAAGAAAGCCCGTAGGGATGACACCGACTTTACTGAATTTAAAGAAGGCGGTAAGGTTAATGCTGCGGGTAATTATACAAAACCCAGCTTACGTAAACGGATTGTTTCTCAAGTTAAAGCAGCTGCAACACATGGTACTGGCGCTGGTCAATGGTCAGCTCGTAAAGCTCAACTAGTAGCAAAAAAATATAAGGCGGCTGGCGGTGGATATAAATGAGTGGATTAGCAAAATCGCAAAAATCTTTAAAGGCTTGGGGAGACCAGAAGTGGACAACCAAGTCAGGGAAACCATCGTCCAAGACGGGGGAACGGTACCTGCCAAAAAAAGCAATAGAAGCCCTAAGTCCGCAGGAGTACGCAGCAACGACAAAAGCAAAACGAGCAGGAAAAGCACGGGGACAGCAGTTCGTGCCGCAGCCGCAAAAGGTAAAAGCAAAAGTAAAGCCATTTAGGAAAATATGAGCACATCTGGTTCAACTACATTTAACCTAGACCTTAATAACCTCATTGAAGAGGCTTTTGAGCGTTGTGGTCAAGAGTTGCGTACTGGTTATGATATGCGTACTGCTCGTAGGTCATTGAATCTAATGACAATTGAGTGGGCTAATCGTGGTATTAACCTATGGACTATTGAACAAGGTCAGATTGAAATGGTTACTGGACAAGCTATTTATCCTGTTCCCGTCAATACGATTGATCTTTTAGATACTGTTGTTCGCCAAAATAACGGTATTCAAAGCACTCAAATAGACATCAATATTACTCGTATTTCAGAGTCTACTTACTCTACTATTCCAAATAAGTTAACTACTGGTCGCCCTATTCAGATGTGGTTTAACCGCCAATCAGGGCAGTCTAATCTAACCTCTGTGACCTTAAATGGCACAATTAATGCTACGACCACATCTATTACTGTTAGTGACGCTAGTGCCCTTCCTATTGGTGGATTTATTAAGATTGATAACGAAACCATTAGCTACGCTAACGTTGTAGGCAATGTATTAACAAACTGCTATCGTGGTCAAAACGGTACTACAGCAGCTGCCCATACAACAGGCGCAGCTATTACAGTACAAAACCTTCCTTGTATTAACGTCTGGCCCACCCCCGATGCTGGTGGCAGTCCTTATACATTTGTTTACTGGAGATTACGCAGAATACAAGACGCTGGCACTAACGGCACGGTAGAGCCAGATATTCCTTTCCGTTTGCTGCCTTGCATGGTAGCGGGATTGGCTTTCTATTTGTGCCAGAAGTTACCAGATGCTTTACCAAGAATGCAATTTTTAAAAAGCGAGTACGAAGAACAATGGTTGATGGCATCTACGGAGGATAGGGAGAAAGCCGCCTCTAGATTCGTGCCAAGGACTACCTTCTATGGCTAATAAGTACAGTAGTGGCAAGTTTGCCATTGCGGAATGTGATCGATGCGGTCAGCGTTATAAGCTAAAAGAGCTTAGAAAGCTGGTTGTAAAGCAGCAAATGAAGAATATAAAGGTTTGTCCTGAGTGTTGGGAACCAGACCAACCGCAGTTATCATTAGGTATGTATCCTGTTGATGACCCACAAGCGGTTCGGGAACCAAGACCAGATGTAAGTTATCAAGTTTCTGGAAATAACGGTTTACAGGTAATATTAACAAATAGCGTTAACCCAGATGCTAATGGAGTACCCCAAGGGGGCAGTAGAGTATTTCAGTGGGGATGGAACCCTGTTGGCGGTGCTAGAGATAACGGTTTAACACCAAATGATCTTGCCCCATCTTGTGTGGTAGGTGTCGTAACAGTAACAACAACTTAGGAGTAGAAAATGTCATTCAAAAAAGGCGCAGGTGGTATTGAATCCAAAGGTAAAACCGTTGGTAAAAATTTAGGCGATAGTGGTCCAACAGCCGCTACAATGAAGGGTGCCAGTAAGAAAATGGGCGTTAGCTCTATGGCTATGAAAGATATGGGTCGTAATCTTGCTCGTGTAGCAAACCAGAAGAAAGCTGGAAGAGGTCGATAATGTTTAGCAAAAAAGTTATGGGTAAAGAAGTTGGCGATGCCAAAGTCTATGCCAAACCACACACTATGGATGGTAAAGTTATGAAAAATTCTACAGCAAAATTGGTAGATCCAAATTCAGTTTCTTCTGATAGCACTACAGTTGGTATGCCAGCAAAACGTGTATCAATGGGTAATCCAGCCGCTGATAACATTAAAACTTCTGGAATTAAACAACGTGGATCTGGTGCAGCAACTAAAGGTTTTACCTCTAGAGGACCAATGGCGTAATGAATTATGCTGATTTAACCTCTACGATTAAAGGTTACGCTGAAAACGACTTCCCAGCAACGGTTGGGTCGTTTACATCTGCGCAACAGATTGCTACTTTTGTACAGTTGGCAGAACAACGCATCTATAACATGGTGCAGATGCCAGCGTTCCGTAAGAACGTTACAGGTAACATGACATCAGGCAATAAATATCTTCAAATTCCTACGGATTGGTTGGCTACATTTAGCCTTGCAGTAATTAATGCCAATAACGAATATCACTATCTTTTAAACAAAGATGTGAACTTTATTCGTGAGGCTTATCCAGATACTGACACTGCTTTTTACGGAGAGCCAGAGTATTACGCTGTATTTGACAATAGTGCATTTATTTTGGGGCCTACTCCAAATGCTAATTACGCTACAGAATTGCATTATTTTTACTATCCAACCTCTATTGTTACTGCTGGTACAAGCTGGCTTGGGGACAATTTCTCTATGGTATTGGTCTATGGGGCGCTCTTAGAAGCAGCAACATTTATGAAGTCTGATGCAGATGTTCTTACAAATTACAAAGCCCGTTACGATGAAGCTATGGTAGAACTCAAACAATTAGGTGATGCTAAAGATCGTCAAGACTCTTATCGTAGCGGTCAAGTGAGGTATCCAGTAAAATGATTAGCGTACAAGGTTTAGGTGAATCCAACGGAATCCATGTGTTTACTAAAGATCATGGAGGCTTTACGCCAGAGGAAGTAGCTGAAAGAGCACTAGATAAAATTATTCAAGTAGGGGATCAATCCCATCCTTTGGTTCGTGATCAGGCAAATGCCTTCCGTAATCATATCCGTGGTGTGTTGGTTTTTTACATGAATGAGGCAGTAAAATTTGATCGTGTAACACTAGCTCACAAGCTAAGGGAAGCTGGTCACCCCGAATTAATTAAACTTTTAGACGAATAGGAGTCCAAAATGGCTTTTACAGGCAATTTTATGTGTACCAGCTTTAAAGTGCAGCTAATGACAGCAACGCACAATTTTACGGCTAGTACTGGTAATACTTTTAAACTGGCAATGTATGACAACTCAGCGTCATTTACAGCAGCAACTACAGCTTATACAGCAACCAACGAAGTAGCAGCTTCTGGTAGCTATTCAGCTGGTGGCGGTGCGTTGACTAACATTACCCCAACATCTTCAAGCACTACAGCGTTTACCGACTTTGCTGACTTGTCATTTACATCTGCAACCATTACAGCATATGGCGCAATGATTTATAACGACACAGCAGCTGGAGACCCATCTGTATGTATCCTTGACTTTGGTGGTGCTAAGACATCTACCGCTGGTACGTTTACGATTGTTTTCCCAACGGCTGACGCAAGCAACGCTATTATCCGTATTGCTTAAGGGTAATTGAGGTGTGGCTGATGTCATTGTTCCGTTATCTGGCTGGGGAAACCAAGGCTGGGGCGTATCTCCTTGGGGACAAGGAAGTGTTTCTGTTTCTGCAACGGGACAAGTTGGTTCAGTAACAATACAGTCTAATACCAGCGTTAACTTAACTGGTGTTAGTGGGACAGGAAATGTAGGTGCAGTAACCGCAGAAGCTGGTAGTTCTGTAGATGTAACTGGTTTAAGTTCAGCAGGAGATGTAGGTTCTGTTGCAGTGCAAGCTGGAGCTTCGGTTAGTGTAACTGGGGTTACTAGTACTGGAAGCGTAGGAT